TAATCAAATGACTTTGGAAGACGTTAGAACACAATTCAAATATGTTCTTGAAAAAAGCGAAGAATTGAGAGATAAATACGCGATATTTAAAAATAAAAATTTTTAAAAAAGTTCTTGACTTTTTACACGTGATAATATATAATATATTCACGGGTAGAAAGTAGGTGAAAAATGAAAAAAATAGGACGACCAAAAAGTGACAATCCGAGAAATATAAGATTGGAAATAACTTTGAATAAAGATGAAAATGAAAAATTGAAAAGAATGTCAGAAACTTTAAAATTAAGTAAGACAAGTACAATTGTAAAAGGATTAGAACTTTTAGAAAAAGAGTTGGATAAATAAAAATACCCTCTATCCAAAAAGTATAGAGAGTATATAGATAATTTATCTAACCAGTAATATTATACTATATATTCTCTTAAAAAACAATATTTTAGGAGGAAATTTAATGGAAAACATTATGGATTTAGTAAAAGTAGAAAAACATGAAAATTATGGATTAGTTGTAAGTAGTAGAGTTGTTGCAAAAGCATTAAAGAGAAGACATTCGGATATTTTAGAAAGTATTGAAAAGTTGGTTGAAAGTAAGGAATATCAAGAAAACGGAAATATCCGTTCTCTAATTTTCCCTAATGAATATAGGGTTTCTAACCAAAAGAGAAAATATAAAGAGTATCTCTTAGCAAAAGACGGATTTATCCTTTATATGTTTAACATTCAAGGACACAACAAATTCAAACTGGCTTACATAAACGAATTTAACAGAATGGAAAGATTGTTAAATCAACAAAGATTATTGCCAATGCCGAAAAGTGACAAAGTTTCAATACCACTTGATAAAGCAGTTCATTGGGCTAAGATAAAAGAAATCGCAAACAAGGCTAATGAAGTAAGAAGTGATACTTATAGAAAAATATGTAAACTTTCTCAGGACTTGGCAATGATAACAAATCAGATTGACGAGCTTTCTGGAATGACATTTGAAGTTGAAAATTTACTAGACCAAATTGAAAATTAAATAGAAACATTAAATCACAGTCATTAATTTGATTGTGATTTTTTTGTTACAATTTTTTTAGAAAGGCAGTTGATATGAAAAGTGTAGAAAGTTGGCAAACTGAAAAAGACGACAACAAAGAAATTGATGTTGTAATGGGCAAAAACATAGTATTAAGTTCTGAAATAGAAAAAGTAAGGCTAAGGCTTGAGAATAAGTTGAGATTATTCTTCAATGAGTGGTTTTTACACAGAAATGAAGGCATTTACTGGATTAAAAGAAATGAAAATAACGGACAGATAGGAAATTTGCTGGAAAAGTTTAATATTGAAACTCAAGTGAAGGAAACTATCTTGGCAGATGAAGATGTTGCAGAAATAATAAAATTTGAAAGTGATTTTAAAAATGGAACTGGAAATTATAATTTTGATGTAGAAATATTGTTGAAAAATGGAAAGACTTTGACAATTTAGGAAAGGAGGAATAATGGATTTTGGAGTAACAGATACAGGGTTTGTATTAAAAAGTTTTTCAGATATTATGAAAGATATAGAAAAACGGTATAAAGCAAGGCTACAGGACAATGAGTATACTTTGGATTTTAACACTCCTGAGGGGATTCATTCAGAGGCGATAGGGTTTGAATTATCAAAATTATGGGAAGAACTTTTGGAACTCAATAATCAAACGAATTTAAATACGGCAACAGGTGTATATTTGGACTATTTCGGAACTTTGTTAAGAACTTCACGAAATCCAGGAGCGTATGCAACTGGACAGGTAAAAATAACAGGAGAAAAGAATAGAGTTATACCAGCACAAACTATTATAAAATATGCTGAAAAAGAATACAGATTATTATCTAACGTTACATTGGATAAATTGGATAATAACGAATATTACGGAGTAGGGTTTATTCAGGCAGTTGAAATTGGAGACGAGAGCAATATCACAAGTGATGTTTCATTTACAACCGAATACGGTGGGGTTGCTAAGATTACAAATGATGTTGATGTAATTGGTGGAGCAGATGAAGAAAGTGATAGCCTTTATAGAGCAAGGTTAAAAAGAAAGCAAACAATTGAACAGACTGCAACACATTCGGCACTGTATAACGGACTTATGGCGTTGGAGAATGTAAAAAACGTATTAATACTAGATCCTGAAACAGACCCGTCAACAGAAGCCGGAACTATCAAAATATTTCTTGAAGGAACTCCTGATGACAAGATTTTTGAAACTATATTGGATTTGAAAGCCGATGGGATATTAACTCTTGCGGATTCTAATGCACAGACTTTTGAGAAAAAACTAAAAAGAGATGTGTTTGAAAGAAAAATAATCTATAACATTATCAAATACAGCACACTATTAATCAAAGTGGAAGTTCTGGAAGTGAAAAACTCTGATGAAAAAGATAACCGTTGGACACAACAAATAAAGAAGGAGATATTGAACTATATAAATAATCTTAAAACAGGTGAATCTATAAGCTATTTAAAAACGTATTCAGAAATTTTGGGAATTGACGACATAAGAAAAATTAATCTAAAAATGGGATTAACAGAATCCAGCGTAGCAATTCAAAATTTTGATAAAGTTTTTAATGTTCCTGTGGGCCAAAAATTCCAGATAAACGAAAATAATATTGAGGTGCTTTATGTATAAAAATAGCAAAGAATATACAGATGAAATAATCAATAAATTTCCACATATGTATAAAAGAGATAGAGAAAGCAATAATTATTTTTTGCTGGAGCTTTATTTAGAAGAAATAAGGCAAGTGAGCAAAGGAATATATGAGTTGCTAAAGTCTCTGGATATTATGAAGGCAACTGGATATGTTTTGGATAAGTTTGGAATATCGTTTAATTTGAAAAGAAATACAAGAGAAAATGATGAGGAATACAGGAAAAGAATACTTGCTGAAATTTCAAGAAAAAGCCGAAACGCTACTTTTGAAACAATAATAAGTGTATTAAAAATTATAATTGAAAATTATGAGCAGAATATATTTATTTTTAAAGAAGGAATTGTAAAAACTAATAATAAAGATATTGATCTCAATATAAAAAATGGAAGTTTTAAAGGAAAATTTGAAACGCAGTTTTACAAGGAAAAGGCAGGAAGCATTTATATAGTTTTGAACAAAAGATTGCCAACATATGTTAAAAAAAGCGTTTTAAGTATTTTGCTTGAAATAAGAGCAAAAGGAGTTGAAATAACAATTGATTTTAAATATAGAGTGCAGACAGCAAATTATATTTCAAATGGAGCACTTATAGGGGTAAAAAGAATGTTAAATATTGAAGATAGTTTTTATGATGAAATTTTGCAGCAAAAAAATTATGAAAGTAATTTGGCTAAAATGAACGTAATTACACAGGAAGGGGTAAGATAGATGTTAAAAAAAATAAAAGACTGGATAGGATCTAATTTAGATGTTTACAAAGTTGAAAACGCCAATGATGTCGGAGCAGGATTAGTGAGACACATTTGGAAAGGCGAGGAGACCGCGAGCCAAATCGGTACAACTTTAACGGCTCAAATTATGAACGATTTACAAAAAGGACTGGTACACACTTTAAACGCAACAAGAACATCAGGTACAAATAAAGATATTTATGAGGTAATGTTGGTTGGAATTGAAGAATTTGGAATATTCGATGGATTAAAATTATTAATCAGAATAGACATAGAAAATCAATACGATGATGTATTTTTAAAATTGGGTGGTGTAGAATATCCAATTTACAGAGTTAAAGAAAATTCAGCGAGAAAATTGGATAAAGGAGTATTGAAAGAGAAAAAAGAATATTTATTAAATTATAGCAATAATTCTTTTGTCTTGTCAGACAGCACTTTATACGGATTACAAAAAGGCACAGCCCTCGAAGGCAACCGCTTAGCCGAAATAATCGGTTTGGAATTCGGAGGAAATATTCAAGATGTTGGAAACAAGACAAAAGGTAAATTTTACTTTGACAATATCACGAAATATTACTACGAATGTATCGCGGACACTAATTTAACGTACAATGAAAGTTCTAAATTCAGAGCTATCTCAAACAAACCACTTTCGGACAGATTGGAAAATTTACACAAAGTTCAGCAGGCAAAGTTATATGTTCATTCAGAAGCAACAGGACAAGGTAGGACAACTTGTAATATTGTTCAAAAGTGTGGCAATATAGTAACTATTATTTTTGATAGTGGCGACACGTTGAGATATACGAACGATAATACTGTGATTTTCAGCATTCCCGAAGGCTATAGACCAAAAACTTTTTTATCCGTAAACGCTTCACAATTCAACGGAACAGCTGGGACAATATACATACAAACAGATGGAACTGCTAAATGGAGAGGTTCAACTGTAACTACAGCAAGCATAATATTTTCAGTTAGTTATATTATATAGGAGGAAAAAATGATAATAAACATTTATAGTAAAGATACCCTTGAAATAATAGCGAGACCTGTCATTTCAAGTTTAGAAGATTTTGAAAAAGAGCCAACTTTATTTTTCCCAGATTTTAACAAAGAAAATCATATTTTTTCAGAAATTGAATACCAAAGTCCAATTTTAGAAAAAGGGAAATTAAGGGAATCTACAAAAGAAGAGTTGTACAAGGCTGGAAAATACACTTTAGCTGAAAATGAACTGATAGAAAACAGAAAAATCAAGGCAGTTGAATTATCTGAATTTGAGTATATTGAAGACAATCAGATAAAGTACAGAAAAGAAGAAAAAATTGAGAAATTGAAACAGGAGCTTTACGAATTAAGACTTGAAAGGGAGAAAAAACCTTTCGAGTTTGAAGTAAAAGGAACTAAGTATTTACAACATAACAGGACGATAGACCAGTCCAATATAACTAAGATTTTATTCAGTTTAGTTTTGAAATTCGTTCTTGGGCTTATGGGAAAAATTGCTAAGGGTCAGAAACTGGACTTCACTCAAGTTATGGCTAATTTGATGAATACAGAGTACAGCAACTGGAAGTTCTATACCGAGGACGGATCCGAAAAGTATGTGAATGTTAGTGTGCAAAAATTCATTGAGATGTCGGAAATAATGAGGAGGCATACGACTACCTCAATGGTTGCCGAGACAACACTATCACATAGTTTAGAAAGTAAAACGGTTGAGGAGCTGAAAACGTTTAATGCTGAAGTTGAATATAACAAATTATTTGAAAGCGAAATAAAGCAAAGTTAGGAGATTTTTATGAAAATTGAACAGGATAAGCTATATATATGTTTCCACAAGCCCAAGAGATTGATAGGGCATTTAATAGCATTATGGACGCTAGGTAAATACTCTCACTGTGAATTTATTTATAATGGTCAAATTTTTTTATCTAATCCTGGAGGAGTTAGGACAAGAAAATTTGAGTATCAAAAAAATATGGAAATTTATGAGCTTGATAAAAATATCGATCACAAAGATGTGATTGAATTTTTTAGAACAGCTCAAGGTAAGGGCTATGATTATTTAGGAATTTTAGGACAATTTTTCTATGCTGATAAGGTGCAGGACGATAATCGATTTTTTTGCAGTGAGTTTTGTCTCAATGCAATAGATTATGCTTTGCAGTTCACATTGACCTATAAAGGTAAATCATTAAAGGATAGGGTTGGTTATCAGTTCAGCCCTGCAAAGTTGTATAAGTATTTAAAATTTATGGAATTAATAAAAGAAAAGGAAGTGGTATAAATGAACCGATTTGAAAAAATATTTGACTTTCTACTAAAAGTTGAGGGTGGATATTCAAATGATAAGCACGACAAAGGTGGAAAAACAAAATACGGAATCATTGAAGAAGAAGCAAGGGATTTTGGATATAAGGGAGATATGCAAGATTTAACAATAGATTTTGCAAAAAATATATATCTGAAAAAATATTACTTAGGAAACAAGCTGGATAAAGTTGTAAATGATAAAGTGGCACTATCTATATGCGACTGGGCTGTAAATAGCGGCAGAAATGGAACAAAAAACGCACAGATTGCCATAAATCAATTGACAAATGCAAATCTTGATGTAGACGGAATAATTGGAAACAAAACATTGGAAGCATTGAATGCAGCAGATCCTGATAAATTTTTAGGAGTTTATCACAACTTGCAGAGAATTTATTACAAAGGAAAAGTTGAAGCTGATAGAACACAAGAAAGATTTTTGACAGGTTGGCTAAACAGAGTTCAGAGAAAGGAGGAGTATTTGAAAGATTGGGATAAGGAAAATGTAGGGACTGAAAATAAGAAATTTAGTTTTTCTCAAAGAAGTTTGAACAACTTAAAAGGAGTTGACGAAAGGCTTGTAAATCTTTGTAAAAGAGTTTTGGAAAAAGGTGTGATTGATTTTGTCGTAGTAGAGGGATTAAGAACAATTGAAAGACAAAGAGAACTTGTGAGAACAGGAGCAAGCCAAACAATGAAATCTTATCATTTGAGAGGAAAGGCTGTTGACTTATACCCTTATCCAATTCCTGAAAATTTGAATGATAAGGAATATAGAAAAAAATGGTTTCAGTTAGGGGAACTTATGGAAAAAACAGCTAAGGAAATGAAGTTGAATATAACTTGGGGACATAGATGGAAAAAATTTGATGATACACCACATTTTCAACTTGAGGATTAATAAAATGGCTTGATAAAAGCCTAATACAAACGTTAAAAATAATTTTGGTATAAATGGTTAGCTAGTAAGGTAAAATTGACTATAGAGCCTTCTAGCTAGCTTAAAATTGATATTAATTAAAATAAGAAAAGGGAGAGATAAAAATGGATAAACAGTTACAAGTAATTTTGATAGGGATGTTGGTAGATTTTACCAGAAAAGAAGTACTAGAAAAGGAAATAATCTTTGGAGCTAAAAAAGGAATAGAAAAATTGGAAGCTGTTAAAAACAACTTTTTTGGAAAGTTTAAGGAATTTGTAAAAAAGGCACAGGAGATAAACAACCCATACATTCCTGATGATATTGAGAGATTCACTGAGGATTTATTATTAAAAGGTGCTGAAGCACTTGAAAAAACTGTAAATGTGGATGAAATAATACACAAAATACTTGGAGAAGAAAAAACAGCAATAGGGATATAAGGAGCATAATCAATGATAGAGGATTTAAAGGTAATAATAGACAATCACGGACTTTTCCTCATACTTTTCTTTTCGGGAGTGCTGTTTGGTGTAGTTGCACAGAAAATGATTGACAACCAGCCAGTGAAACCATATATAAAAAGGATAGCCGTTGCTGGAATGACAATGGCTATCGCTCTATCTCTTAATAAAGTCGTAGGGCATTTCAAAGCTGGGTTTCTGTATCCGTGGAGTCCTGTCTTGGGATTTTTCGGAGAAGCTTTGCTAGAAACAGTAAATCAGAAAAGATATGGTATAAGCACTGGATTTTTGGAACTTTTATTGGAAAAGCTCGGATTTGTCAAGAAAAGGGATGGTAAAAATGAAGATATATCACAGAAGTAGGAAGTTTGCAATCGTAATGTTTGCGTTGATATTTTTAAATTCAGTAATCATATTGGAATTAAGAGGCTATCAAAGAAGACAGAATTTAAACTTGTTGCAGAGTAAACTGAAGAACGAAAGCAATAAAGAAGTATTTAATTACATAGAAGAGAAGTCGAAGACGGAAGATTTAATACTCTTAATAAGCACAAACTTCATCGCTTTAATGATAACCGTCGGATTTGATAGATTTGGAGTATTTGAGGAAAGTGATGAAACTGTAAAGAAAAACAAGAAAAAACTTGTGAAATTATTTTTGTAAAATTTTGGGTAGCCAGAAATGGC